GTCAGCGACCAACGCCTCCAACAGCGCCGCGTCGGCCTCCACCTCCGCGACCAACGCATCAAACAGCGCCTCCAGCGCTGCGACGTCGGCCACCAACGCGGCCAACAGCTTCGACTCGTTCGACGATCGCTACCTGGGCGCCAAGACGGTGGACCCGACGGTCGACAACGACGGCAACGCGCTGCTGACGGGTGCGCTGTACTGGAACAGCGTCGGCAACGTGATGAAGGTCTGGACCGGCACCGCGTGGGTGACGTTCAACCCGGTGAACAACCCCGTCGACCAGACCGACATCGGCACCGCGGCCAACGAGATTCCGCTGAACCAGTACCTGGGCGCGCTGGCGTACCTGGCGCGGCCGTATCGCAAGGCGCAGCGCCAGCTCGCCACCGCAGGGCAGACGGCGTTCACGATCACCGGCGGCTACACGCCCGGGTTCATCGACGTCTACCAGAACGGCGTGAAGCTTTACTCGACCGAGTACACCGAAACGAACAGCACGACGCTGACGCTGACGACCGGCGCGGCACTGAACGATGAAATCGAGTTCATCGTCTGGTGGGCTGGGCAGTAAGTGCTGAGAACAAGCAAGGAGTGACCAATGGCCATCGCAACCAACTTCCCCTCGATCAAGCCCTCGCTGCTGCTTGATTTTGCCAACACCAAGGCGCTCGACCCGCGCATCACCTTCACGCGCTCGACCACGGCCACCTACTACGACGGGGTGACGACGGCCATGGCTGAGCAGAATTTGCTTCAATACTCGCAGGAGTTTGACAACGGATATTGGGCGAGGTTTAGCACTTCGGTAACGGCAAATTCTTCGGCTGCGCCGGATGGAACCACGACAGCCGACCTGTTCTACCCTGCATCGACGGGGACGGATAGGTGGATTTACAGAGGGGGCTTTGACACTTCAGCAAAAACTTACAGCGTTTACGCCAAAGCGTCTGGAATGTCTTGGATGAACCTTGCCAACCCCTCGGGCGCCGGCGGTGGCGGCGTCTGGTTCGACCTGACGAACGGTGTCATCGGAACGATCTCTTCTGGATTCACTGCCACCATTACGTCTGTTGGAGGCGGCTGGTATCGCTGCTCCATGTACTTGGCCGGATCAAATGGCGCCAACTTCGTAATTGGTGTCTGCGATGCTGATAACTCCAGAACAGCGACGGCCTCCGGTACAAACGGCATTTTGCTCTGGGGCGCTCAACTAGAGCAACGCTCTGCCGCCACCGCCTACACCCCAACCACCACGCAGGCGATCACCAACTACATCCCGCAGCTGATGACCGCTGCGTCAGGCGTGGCGCGCTTCGATCACAACCCGACCACGGATGAGTCTCTGGGTCTGCTGATTGAGGAGCAGCGGACGAATATCCTCACCTACTCAGCGCAATTTGACAATGGGGCTTGGGGTAAAGACAGCGGTATTTCTGTAACCGCAAATCAAGCTGTCGCACCCGATGGCACGATAGCCATGGATTTAATGACCCGTGTACCCGGCTCCTTAAATAGTTGGGCACAATTAACCAATGCGGTTTCTGTTGGTACAGGCGGTAATGTTGGAAAAACTTACTCGTTTTCGGTATGGGTTCAAGCACTGCCAACAGCAGGTACTGTATCCGGAGTTTTGACTATTTCTGATATCTTTTATAACAGTTATACACAAGCGTTTACCGCAACAACTACACCAACGCGTGTTTCAATAATTGCGTCCGGTGGTTCAGGATGGAACGCGGCGGGATCTTTCATTGGTGCGGGCATAAGCTTAAACAGCGACAATACCTCCGTGCTTGTTTGGGGCGCTCAACTAGAAGTCGGCGCCTTCCCCACCTCCTACATCCCCACCGTCGCGGCAACTGTCACGCGCAACGCTGATGCGGCCAGCATGACGGGGACGAACTTTAGCAGTTGGTACAGCGCGGCTGAAGGGACGATTTATTCGGAGTGGGCTACGACGAATTTGTCTACAGCTTTCTCTATGAACTTGGGAACAGGAAGCACAAATAGGATTGCATTCGTTGAGAACACAAACTCTTCTGCAGTTTATGCAAACGGAATTGCTCAAGCGACATTTGCATTTTCTGTCCCCGCAAGAAACGAATTCACTAGAAACGCCCTCGCGTACAAAGTAAATGATTTCGCAAGCACAAGAAACGGGGCAGCCGTTCAGACAGACACGTCTGGGATTGTCAACGCCGTTTCTGTCTTGGAGATTGGAAGCGCTTTGAACGGCACCATCAAGAAGATCGCCTACTACCCCATCCGCGTGACCAACGCCAACCTGCAGGCCCTGACCAGCTAAGGAGAACAAGATGAACGACTACCGCTTGGTTTTCCCTGACGAGGCCGCCTGGTGGGCCGCTGCTGACGCGCAGGGGTGGGTGCAGTACGAGTACGATTCGCAGCCGCCTGTGCAGCCCGGCCAGGAGCCGCCTGCGCCCGTGGTCAAAAGCAAGGCCCTGTCCGCGCCCAACATCGACTTCGACGTCATCGGCGTGATGTACGAGGAGCAGCCGATCCCTGACCCGGAGAACCCGCCGCCTCCCGTGCCGATGCCTGGGTGGCATCTCAACGTGCGATTCCGTGAGGGCGTGCTGCCGGCTGAGATGGCCAGCAACGTCGTGCTGCCGGCCAACCCTCGCAGGACGTTCGCGGGTGGCTGGTTCCAGGGTGTGATCGAAACCGCAGAGGCCTGACCTGGCCGACAATTCCTAAACGCAACTGAGGTGCCCCGCGTGGGCCCCTTTCAGAACATCGAAAGGAGTCCCAAGTGGGATCACCAGCAATCCTTGCACAAGCCGTGAGCACGGGCGGACCCTTGGCCACCGGCGGCGCATGCGCCCGCTCCACCGCGGTCACGACCAACGGCCAGAACAGCTACGAGTTCACCGGCCTGCCGGCGTGGCCCAAGAAGATCAAGCTGGTGCTGCGCAACGTGTCGGTGACGGGCGGCAGCAACGCCTGGTTCCGCGTCCAGCTTGGCACCTCGGGCGGGTACGTCGGCAGCGGCTACAACTCAACCGCTACCAGCGTCACCAACAACGCCTACCCGACAGTTGGGTTTGACAACATCGGCTTCATGCCCGCGTTCAGCGTGTCCGACTCCGACACCTTCTCCGGCGTCATCGACCTGGCTGAAATCGATACCAACGTCTGGGTCATGTCCACCAGCCTTAAGGCGTCGACCGGCCGCCTGTGCTTCAGCTCCGGGGACGTTTCCCTGGGCGGCGAGCTCACCAGCGTCAAGCTGTCGGTGCACAGCTCGGGGACATTCGACGGCGGCACGATCAACCTGATTTACGAGTGAAGCGGTGAGATAATCGCTATACAACAAGCAAAAACCAACACCCACGACGCCCACGGAGATTCGCATGCAAATTGACCTGAAGCTAGACCTGCGCGAGGTGAACCTGGTCCTGGACTTGATGGGTGCGCAGCCCACGAGCACCAACATCTGGCCCTTGGCGGCCAAGATCCGCGCGCAGGCCGAGCAGCAGATCCCCAAGGAGGCGCCAGATGCTGCGCCGTCAGACGACTGAGGAGCAAGCTGTGTCAGCAGATCACGCAACACTTGACGCCACGTTGGCGGCCGCGGGCAGCAAAGCGACCTACACCGGCGCCAGTGCCAGCGTGGTGGCATGGTTCCTCTCCTCTGAATTCGGAATGCTGGCCGGCCTCGGCATCGGTATTGCCGGCCTCGGCGTGAACTGGTACTACAAGCACAAAGAGGACAAGCGACGCCAGGCCGAGCACGACAAGCGAATGCGCGACGAGGATTAAATGGACCGCGTGAAGCTCGCCGGCCTAGCACTAAGTGCTACAGCACTAGTCGGCATCGCGCTTCACGAGGGCTACAGCGACCGGGCCTACACACCGGTCCCAGGTGACGTCCCGACGATCGGATTCGGGACGACCGAGGGCGTCAAGCCCGGCGACACGATCACACCCACCAAGGCCCTGGCCAGGGCCTTGCAGGACGTCCAGAAGTACGAGGGCGCCCTCAAACGATGCGTCAAGGTGCCGCTGCACCAGTTTGAGTACGACGCCTACATCAGCCTGTCCTACAACATCGGCCCGACCGCGTTCTGCGGCAGCACCCTGGTCAGGAAGCTCAACGCCGAGGACTACGCCGGCGCCTGCGCGGAGATCCTGCGCTGGGACAAATTCAAGGGGCAACCACTACGGGGCCTGACGATCAGGCGGCAGCAGGAGTACCGACTATGTACATCCGGCTCGTGATCGTGGCCATTGTGGCGGTCGTCCTGGCCGGCACGCATTGGAAGGCCTACACCAACGGCAAGAAGGCCGTGCGCGCTGAGTACCAGGCCAAGGAGCTGGCCGCAGAGAAGGCCGCCCGCGAGCGCGAGCAGGAGCTGGTGGCCGAGCGCAAGAAGCTGGAGGACAGATATGTGCAAGACAAACGCAAGGCAGAGGCTGCCGCTGCTGGTGCTCGCGCTGAGCTTGGCCGGCTGCGCGACCAGCTCGCCGCCCGTGGTGCCACCCCCCAAGCTCCCGCCACCCCCATCCGAGCTGATGGTGGAACCATTGAAGGGCAGCTACTCGGAGCGTGTGCATCAGCTCTTGTTGGAGTGGCAGAAGATGCTGACCGACTGGCGGCGCAGGTCATAGGACTGCAGGCTTACGTGAGGGGCGTGTGTCAAAA